TGATGCGCTTCAGGTTGCGCTTGGATGTCATGGCGATGCGCTGCACCTGTCGCGATGGTTCAACGCCAAACTCAGGTGCCAGTTCGCAGGCAAGGTTGTAGCGGAAGCAGCGCAGGTAGCCTGGCGGAAAAGCCAGATCGGTCGCCAGATTGGCGGGCTGGGTCAGTTCCTCAACCGAGACGACATGGAACTCCAGCACCTTGGTCGGCACCGGGTAGACGTACATCTCAATGTTGGGGTAGGTCATGTTGACCCACAGCACCTGCGGGTAGGTGCTGGTGACGGTCTTGACCGCGATGCCGTTGTACTGCTGCTGGTTGATCAGCTTGAGGCCAAACGAGATGCCGCTGGCCGGATCGCGGAAATAGGTGCTGTCGTCGATGGCAATTGGCCGGTTGGCAACAATGTCGCCGGTCGGCCCAAACGTGCGCGACCGTTGACCCGGCGGCCAAGTGACGACTTGATCTTGGGTCGAGAACACGGCAAGGCGCTCGGTGTTCCACGACTGGATCATCTGGTTCATGGCGGCAAGCGCGTCCTGCGCTGTCTCGGAAGACGGCGTTTCGCCTTCGGCCAACTGACCGATAAGCCGCAAGGAACCGTTGATGATGTCGCCAGCCGTCGTCATGTCACTCGTCCTGCGTTAGGCGGGGCCGCCCGCGGCGGCGCGGCTCAGTCATCACATTAGCCTCTTCCGGCGCGTCAGGCAACTGCTCGTCCGGGTCAAATCGCACCCAGCCGTGGCTTTCGTCATGCTGCGCTTCCATCTCCATCGAAGCGATCTTCGCGCCGTGCTTGGGGTGCATAAGGTAGATTACAGCCATTGTTTATCCTTATGAAAAACAGGCGGCCCAGGGACCGCCTGTCTAATTAAACAGTCGCCCACACAAACGTATAGACAGGGAAGGTGACGGTGTTAGCCAGCGTGCCAGTGGCCGCTGCACGAATACGCAAACGGTCGCCGCGGGTAACGGCAAGACTAGCCGTAGTTCCCGTAAGCGTCAGATTGCGTCGTGCATTGGCAGCCAGCGCGGTGCCACCCGTAGCCTTGGTCGTGTTGGCGTCGGTTGCAGCGAGAAGTGCGGTGCTGTCCGAGCCAGCCTGGCCGAGGTCCGTGATGGAAAACGTGATGTAGTTGGTGTCGTTCGCTGCCAGAACATCAACGCCGGAAAATAGTACGGCGCTCAATACTCCGGTAAACGGAACGACAACATAGGCGTCAGAATTGCCTGTCGTGGCAATCGTGGCGCCCTGCACCTGCGAAGACGCGCCCTGAACAATGTTCGAGGCGGTGCAGGTGGTGGCGTCGATAACTGCGCCCGTAATGGTCGTACCAGCGACCAGTTCGGGATCAGCAAATGCGACACCAACAGGCTTGGTATTCGGCATGGTGATCTCCTTGATGGGTTAAGCCCCCGCCGAAGCGGGGGCCTGTTGCTTACGAGATGGCGTACAACGTCCAAGTACCGTCGCCGGTGTCGCGAGCGCGGAAAGCGCGCACCGTGCCAGCAGCGTTCGTGATGGTCATCAGACCCACAAGCGTCCAGCCGGTGTTGGTCGTCACGGTGATGACGCCAGAGCCGGTGACATTGATAACGCGGAAATCAAAGACCGTACCAACCTTGGAGTTGGTCAACAGCGCATCAAGATCCGAGGCCAGAGGCAGCGTGTACGCTGCCGTGGTCGACGGAGAACCGAGGATAATGCCGTTGGTGATCTGAGCCGCAGTCAGCGTCACGCTGTCTACGGCAGTTGTGGGGGCCGCAGCAACGGAAACCTTAAGTTCGTTAAGGTTGCCGTCGTTGAACTGATAGCCGCCACCTACAGAAGGAAGTGCCATGTGAGTATCTCCTATCTTTACCTGTTAGCCCCAGATGCGCGTGGCCATCTGCGGGCGGATGGTGGCGAAACCGTACAGCACGTCGATACGGCACGGCAGACGATCATTGTTGATGTCGTACTGGCGCACGATACGCATTGAGATGCCGTTGTGAACCTGGCGCGAAGCCATATCGACACCGCTCGGCATGATGAGGTCAGCCGTAGCGAACGAGATGGCGTCCTTGTGGTACACAAGGTTCTGCGGGTACTGGGTCGAAGCCGCGCCGACGAAGGTGACGGCCTTGCCGGTGATCGTCAGGGTATTGACGGTCGCCAGAGCGTTCGACGGCGAGTAGAGCGCCGGAGAAACGCTGAGGGTCACGGCGCCACCAGCAGACGAGGTAGCCGCAGCGGTCACAACGAACTGCTGGAGCGAACCCGTGCTTTCGCGGGTCTGCGGGTTGACGGAGAAGCAGTCAGCCACCGTGAACACGTCGCCCACCGTAAAGGTGAGGGTGTTGCCAGCGGATGCGAGCGTGATGGTCGTGGCGCCTTCCGAAGCGTTGCCGTTGACCGTAGCACCCGTCGCCGCACGCGAACCAGTCGTGTGCTGCTTGATCGACTGCGACATGTTGATCTCCTCGTAGCCGAGGACGCCCTCTCCCATCATGCCGTTCTTGAACTGGCGGGAGATCGTGTCAACGGGGTTGAAGAGGCCCTTCATGCCTTCGACCAGACCCGCGTTGGCCGCCGGGTTTACCGTGGCGTAGCGGTTCGGCATCATGGCAGCGTACTCGTTCAGCTTCTGCTGGGCCTGAAGCAGGACAAGCGAAGTGGCCGGGGTCGTGCCGGGGGTGCCGACGGTCGAGAAGATCGACTTGTAGGAGTTGGCAACGTCAGCGTCGATGGAGGACGCAAGCTGCGAAATACGCGGCTTGAGCACGCGCTCTGCGAAGTCGTCGAGCTGCATGGTCAGTTCGGCCGACGTGAAGTTGACGCCGATGTGCTTCTGGTTGGAGACGGTGAGCGTGGTGAACTGCTCGTTGTCGTCCTGCACCTGAAGGGCAGCGCCGTCGGTCACCAGCGCACGGTCGGGCAGACGGATGCGGAGGGTTGAACCGATCTTGGCACCTTCGACGGCGAAGCTGTCGTCGTAAGCGCGGTTGACGTTGCGGGTGATCACCAGGTTGTTCTCAAGGATTTCGAGAGCCTTCCGGGTGATCATGTCGATAGTAAGAATGCTGTTAGCCATTGTCTTTTCCTTGGCTTAACGTTTACGTTGTGCCTCGTACTTCTTCGTCTGGCGAAGCCGTTCCTGCTCGATCCATTCCGACGTTGACATGCTCTTGATGGAGCGCGGGTCGGTGGTGTCGAATGCAGGCGCACCAGAGGTGCGGGCCGTGACCGGAGCGATAGGAGCCGGGGCGGTTGTGGTCTTTTTGGCCGGTGGAGATGAAGCCAGTCTGGCCTCGATCTTCCCGATTTCCCGTGCCTGCAAGAGCGGGCTGAGACGTGCAATCCGTTCAGCTTCCTTCGGGTTCGAGCCCAGATGATAGATCACATCAGGGCCGATGTCGGAAGCCTGAATGGTCTGCGCCATCGTTTCCGTGACGGGGAGCTTCGGGTTGTAGGCGACCTGTTCAAAGTCGTCGTACTTGCCGCGGGCTTCCTCTTCACGGTCCTGATAGGCTTCGAGCGTTGCCGTGCGTTCCGCCTCGGCTTCCCGCTGGGCCAGCATTTCTGCTGCTTTGCGTTCCGCCATGGCTTCGGCATAGGCTGGCGCGTTGGTGAAGTCGTCGGGCCTCAGCGGTTCCGGCGGGGGTGCCAGAGACTGGGCCGTCTGCTTCCGCGCTTGCTCGCGCTCCCATTTCCGTTGCTCTCTTGCGAGACGTTTGCCGACGATGGCGTCCAGTTCTTCCTGTGAGAAGGTCTTGGGCGCATCCGTAGGCGTCGGTTCCGGCGAAGAATTGTCTGTTTCGGGCTCAGGTGCCGCCGTGGGGGCCTGCTCCGGCGCGGTCGCAACCGCTAGTTCGTTCTCGGTCATTCACTTACCTTTCGGCTCCTAGCAAACCCTGCTAGTAGGGGTTGGGTATTCTGTAACACAGTTACTTACGCGCGTCAAAAATTAAGCGTAATAGCTGATATTGAGTTTGGCGCCAGCCGATGTTTCAATAAACTTGATGCTGGTAAGGTCGCCGTCGTACTGAAGCGGTACGCCTACGGCCAGCGGCATTCCAACCGATGCGGTCGGATTGGTGCCATCATCGCGCCAACGAACGCTCTGCGTTTCAGCAACAATAAGCGCAAAAGTTGGTTGCTGCTTGTTGCCGCTCTTATCAACGGTCGGAACGGTAAGCCCCGCCGCCGCGCTTAGAGACGTGATCTGCTGATACCCAATACACGAGGTTACAGCTTTAAGGGTCATGGCCATAATTAAAATCTCCGTTTTTCAGTGAAGGACCGCAGGTCGGGCGAAAACTCAATATCATAAACGAACGGCAAACCAAAATTCCACCCAATGTTGTTACCTGCATCTACGTTTCCACTTGTTTGCGGTGCGTCCCACAAAGCGCCCCCGGTAGCAAGGATGTCTTGGATAGACGTAAAAGACACCGAGATAAAACCGTCGCTGTCGGACAACGTGGCACGCGAACCAGGCGTGCTGGAATTTAACGTCACAAGATTGCCGGAAGTGCCAGAGACACCAAAAGCAGCAACCGTCTGCGTCGTGCCAGCAACAAACGTAATTGTTACTGGCTGCACCGTGTTGGTGATGTTTGCAAATGTATTGCTCAATTGGATCGTCAATGCACCAGCCCCGCCTTGGTTCAACGTTGGCCATGTTTTTCCGCCGCCAGCAAAAATCTTTGCGCTGGCACTGTTCATGCTAATGACACCAGTCGCTGGCGAAACTGTCAGCCCGGTGACATTGGTATTCCCGTCAAAGTTGCCAGACAGCACAGACCAAGTTCCGCTCCCAATGGTCAGCGTCTTGGTGCCAGCACCAAGCACAAAGTCACCAATGCTGACATTTTGGCCACTG